CGGCCTCGAAGCAGTTCTTCAGCGGCATCTAGGTGCCACTGCTCTAGACCAGTCCGCAATGCCGCCGACGCTTCCTGCGCAAGCCAGTGGATTTGAGACCGCTGGCTTGCTTCTTGCTCGGCTAGCAACAGCGCATATTCCAGCAGTCCACCCCAATCTGCTGCAGCATGTAACGCACGCAGCTGCGCGGCATTGGCAGCACCGTGGAATTGTGCTTCCATTGTATGTACTAACGGATTCTCCATGTCTGACGCTATTGGCGACTACTTAAACAGTATCGCGCGGTATCCATTACTCACACCGCAACAAGAGATACAGCTTGGCCGTCGCGTCTCAAAGTGGAGAGAATTAAAGGATCTTGAAAGACCTTTAACAACACAAGAACGCCGCGAGCTACGCAGCGGTGAGCGCGCGCGGCAAAAGTTCATGCAATCCAACCTGCAGCTTGTAGTGCATGTTGCACGCAAGTACAGCAGGCGCAACACGCAAACGCTTGACATGCTGGATCTGATCCAGGAGGGCAACATCGGTCTTGCGCGCGCTGTTGAGTTGTTTGACTACACCCGTGGCTACAAATTCAGCACCTATGCCTACTGGTGGATCCGTCAATCCATCGGGCGTGCATTGATTCAATACGATCCAATCATCAGGCTGCCGCTTGGCGTGCATGAAATGCTGATCAAGCTCAACAAGACAGCGCAGGCATTTGCGCAAGAGCATGGACGCACAGCGACCATGGCGGAGCTTGCTGCAGTGCTTGATGTGACCCCTAAGGTGATATCTGACACATTGCAGCAGTCGTATCGAGTCACAAGTCTTGATAAGCCTGCACAAGATGAATCATCTAACATTCTTGACATCATTGCCGATAAAAGACAATACGACGTTGAGTATGATTGGCAACTTGAAACAGTGCGCGACTATTGCGATGAGCATTTAGATGATCGCACTCGTGAAATCATCTACGCACGCAACAGTCGCAATCCAGTGCCATGGAATGACCTAGAAAAACGCATGGGCCTATCACGTGCGCGCATGTGCGAAATACAAAGGCGTGGCATCAACCGCCTGCGTATGCTGATAGGTAATCCCCTGGCAGGTACACCTCTTGGGACCAACCATAATAAAAGTAGGGAACATATGGAGAGTCTGCCTAGCGGGAATGTGTAAAGATCACGAGCAAGAATGGCAGGCTAGGGTGTTCTATCATCAGATGCTTGAATCCAGTGCAGCACAGCAAGCTCACGATCTAGCAGATAGGAATCCTGCTGATTGAACCACTGCTGCCATTCTTCGCTGCCCTTCTTTCGATTGCATTGCCTGCAAGCTGGCACAAGGTTAGTCGTCACAGTAGCGCCACCTTTATGGCGCGGCTTGACGTGATCTAATGTGTCAGCTGCATCTCCGCAGTAAGCACATTGATGCTGCCATGCCTCAAAGATTTGCTGCCTGAATCTATGTTTTGCACTGCGTTTCGGGATGAGGTTTGCGCCATCAATGCAGTGATCCACGCAGTGGGCTCAATAATCCCATCGTACCTTTGGCCTGCCGCGACGCATTCCTAAATGCACAAATCCTTTAGGCGCACCGTAGCCGAGCGAATACGGCCAGTTGGCATCACACCACTCTTGCACGTGGTTGATGTTGACCTCACGGATGTAGAAATCAACCGCACCAACGTCGGGTGCGTCATATAAGTGCTCGCTACCACTGGAACCACCTACTGCTGTATTGATGGCACGCGGGCGATAGCCGCTGGTGATGACCACAGGTTTCCCGCCAAACTTGACGCGTGCACGCTCAAGGAATGCCGCTAGCTCTGCTGCTGTGTCGAGCTGATATTGATGGTCAAAGCGCCGCGCTTCTTGAAATAGCGCAAACTCACCAAGCTGCACGTGCGGCGTAATACGAGTCGTAAATGCGCTATCAGTCGACAGCTTGGCTGGATTCTGCTGTTGTTCACCAGTCCATAGCCTGCCTTCTGCGCGGCGGCGACGCAGCAAGCCTGCCTCTACAGCGCTGCCTGGGTTGCGGTACAGCTCCATCGCCGCTGGTACTGCCGCCCAATCCTTGCCGACAAGGCATTTGCTGATGGTCTCAAAACCAGTGCTGCCGTAGAAGCCGGCGCCAAGGTTGTAGGCGAAGGAGATCAAAGCGCATTGCTTGTTGCCCGTCATCTCATTCCAAAACGGCACGCTGTTGCGCAGTTTTGCGGCAATACGCTCCACTTCGAGCGCCAGCAACTGATCGGCATCAATCACGGTGATCTTGTCACCGCGTTGCACCTTGCGGCCATCTGGATAGCGCGTGGTGCCGTAGCCAATCGTTGCCACATCCCATCCGTGCAGCGGATCTGGATAAGCGCTGAGATGCACACCCTCAAACTCTTTAATGAGTTTTATGGCTGGCTCATAATTATGCAACTTGCCGCCAGCCTGCCAAGTTTTGTACCAAGGCTGATCCCTACTAAAGACTTCAGGCGCAACCTTTAATAGCTCAGCCTCTAATTCAGATACAGCCGCCATTTGATGAGGCGTGCCGTGTTTGTAGTACTTAAACAGATCGGTCAGTTTGATCATCGCTTGACAAATGGAGTGATCACGCCAGCAAGAATTTCAATGGCCCTATAAATCTTGACCGCTACCTTGGCAGTTGCGCTAAGCGCCGCATTGTCTTTAGGGGTAGGGGTCAAGTTGACCACAATCAAAGCGACGCTATGAATGGCAACTGCCAACGCAATGTAATCAGCAATCCGATCCATGATCAACGAGCCCGCGGCTGCGCTTCCAGCTTAGATACCCTTTGCTCAACCGTATTTAGCCGCGTAAATGTTTCCTTGCGATCTTCTTTGATGTCGGTATGAAGCACTTCTAGCTGCGTGGCTATGTGCTCTACTGCGCTGGTCAATCGAATAACTGCATCACGCGCTTCATCATTGCGACGACTAAATCCCATTGCGCCCATTGCAGCAACGGAGATCGACGCCCCGGCGATAGCAGCGATCAGCTCGATCATGCAATTAGCTTAGCCACCTGCTAAGCTTGAGCCCTAGACCTTTTTTGAGGGATCTAGGCGGTCCAGTAGCAGCCGGCTGCGGGAAAAAAGGTGGACACCGCGTGAGGACCCACCACCGGCTACTCCTACTAGCGAAGGTGCCTAGATCGCGGCTTCTCCGCTAGCGACAGCATCGGCAGGAAGCGCAATCGTGTCGTCTACGGGTGTGGGGTTACCCCAGTTCGGGTAGTCAGGTCCGGTGATGTAGGCCGCCAGCTCGTCGGTGGTGGTGGTGGCCTCGATGGCGTCGACCTTGACGCCGGTTGCGGTGCGGATGGCTTCACGCCAGGTGCGCCACTCGGTGGGCACGGGTGTGGCGTTGTCGGTTTCGCGGATCACCAGCCAGTCACTTGGGGCGAGCAGTGTGCCGGCGGTGGTGCGTGTCTGCTGGCTCCACTGCTCCACCAGCTGGGTGTGATCTTTGGGGTTGTCTGGCCCCCAGTAGAAGCGCTGATCGTATGGCGCGGGATCTGGCACTTCAGAGATGCCGATCGCTGCACGCTCCTCGAAGGTGGACAGGCGCAACCAGTTCTGGGGGTACTGGATACCTGCGTGGGTGAAGGCCACGTCTGGGCTCAGTGGCTTGCCGTCGAGAAGAAACATGGCGATCAGGTCCGTGGTTTTAGGTTAGCCGGGTGGGCATTGAAGTCTTGTTCACTACTAGCGGGCGCGAGACTATCCACCGGCGTCCACTGGTTGCCCTGCTTACGGAAAAACACAGGGGAAGGCTTGTCAAAATCCTGCGGCTTGCTGAAATACTCAACAGCAGGCTTGTCGTAATCTTGGGTCATCGTCGATCCTCTATTCGGCGGTCATGGGGCAGGGTGTTAGCGCACCGCTGCCCTACCACATTACCACGCGCTTTCCGGCATAGAAGCGAGTAGGTCTTGTGGGGTTAGCGGGCTCGGGAATACTGGAAGGGCACCTCCGCAAATGCTGCCCATACATAAGTGTTATTTGACGCATTAATGTCGGCGTCAGAGCTTCTCAGCTTGAAACCGTTCGATAAAAGGTCGAATAAGTAAAAGGTGTCTGTGCCTTCAGCGTTAGCACGGTTGGGGCGAAGATAGC